ATACACTGCGGGAGGTCACTCGAGAAGTGCAACCTACCTTTCGCAGTGTATTTGGCCGGTCCGCACTTTGTGCGCGCCGTGCCGCGGGCCCACAGGTGCAGCTGACTCTGTACACGAGGTGGTAGCAGCCCACCCAACACCTTCATCATGGATCGTGAACAGTTCCTCAAGCACAACGAGCGCCTTTGGAAGGCACAACAGGAAGAAATCGGCAGAGTTTGTGATCTCGCTCGCGGCGTTGTGAATCTCGCTGGTGATGTCTGTAAGCGGGCTACTGGGGCTGCCCCCAGGAAACCCCAGGGAGGATCCGGGGGGGGGGCTGGGCAGGGTTTGCACTTGCGGCCGGGTCAGTACTTGGTGGGTTCGTCGGCTGGAAATTGCGTCGTGCAGTTCAGGCATGGCGTAGGTCGAAGATTGACCAGTGGCGTGACGAGGCAGGCCTCATCGACCTTCAGGTTGGTGGAGAGACATATGAGCCTGGTGAGCGCCTGTGCTTGCCAGGCGAGTCGCCTGACAGAGTTGAGGCGGCGTTTGAGGGTGAGGGTGATGCTCCTGGAGGCGATGATGAAGAAGGCCCTGATGATGGGCCAGGAGCCGACACCAGACAACGTCGCGGCGGCGCAAGTAGGCGCGTCGCGCGCCGCATTAAGGTGGTACAGAGGCCGTACGCTGGCGGACAGGTCTGCACTGGTTACCTTGGGTCAATCGTTGCAGAGGCACGGTACCAGCTGTTTGCAAGAGCTGCAACTGCTGATAATGTGTCTAGAGCTAGAGGCTACCTGAGTCGCAAGATGGCTGAGCACGGGATGCGGAGCGCGCACATTGAACAACACCTTGATATGTGCGTCGTGGCGGTGTTTGAGGTTCGTGAGCACCAGATCAGGGCTGAGAAAGCCATGGCCCTTGGGAGGAGTTTGGGGCGGATAAGGGATGGCTCCACGGTTTACTAGTGGGGCCGCGTGCGTGTGGAATGCAAGCAGTATGCCACTCCGCTGGTGTTGCCCAAGCAGGCTGCTGTTAGCTACTTCACACCACTGCGGGTCCCAAATACGCAGTTTCACCGCGTGGAGCATGGGCTTGGTACGGCTGAAGTTGCGCCGTTTTCCAAGTCGGTTGTAAATGTGGTGTCTGGGCTGTGCGAACGCGTGTATTACATTGACGCGCAAGGCACCACTAAGCCTGGGTGTGTACGCAGCATGGAGGACCTGATGTCGGATGTTGATAGGTTAGTTGGGATAATAGGTGATGCCAGCCGAGTGACCGGTGAGGAGTTTATCTCCACCCGGACCGGTTCGAAGCGCCGAATGTACCAGCAGGCCCGTTTGGATCTTGGCAACAGGCCCACCACGCTTGCTGCACTGGCAAGGTTGTCGTTCTTCACCAAGTTTGAGAACACCTTATGGACGAAACCCCAGGTTCCAAGGATCATTTCGCCCCGGTCCTTTGGTTACAACTACCTACTGGGCAGGTACATGCGCCCCATAGAGCACAGGGTTTTTGATGCACTCAGGGATTTGGGCTATGAAGACCGGGTGATTGCCAAGGGTTTGACCCAGGAGCAGAAAGCGCAACTGGTGGTTAACAAGCTGCGTCCTGGGTGGGCATGTGTTGGGCTTGATGCCAGTCGATTTGACCAATGTGTGGGCAAGGAGTTGCTGTTGGCTGAGCACGCTGTGTACAACGGTGTGTTCAAGTCCCGGCAACTCGCTGCTCTCCTACGGTGCCAACTCAAGAATGTTGGCGTTGCCGTCTGTTATGATGGCAAGGTCAAGGCTGACATAGGGCCCATGCGTTGCTCAGGTGATCAGAACACCTCCCTTGGTAATTGTCTTGTCAGCGTGCTCTTGGCCAGGTTGTGCATCAGAGAGCTTGGTGTCACACAGCATGATATACTGTGTGATGGGGATGACTTGTTGCTTTTTGTGCCCAGTGTCTGTTTGCCCATGCTTGATGGTCTGAGTGCGTGGTACCTGAAGTGGGGTATGCGCATGAAGATTGAGCAACCTGCTTACTTGCCTGAGCAGGTTGAGTTTTGCCAGAGCAAGCCTGTTTGTGTGAATGGGAAATGGCTGCTTGTTCGGAAGCCTGCCAAAGTACTTAACACTGATTTTGCACATGGGCCAAGAGTTGTTACGCCCAAGCAGTTTGCTGTGCATTTGAGAGCAGTTGGATTGTGTGGTATGTCGATGGCAGGCGGCGTGCCCATCTTGCAGGCGTTGTACTGCAAGGCTATCGCTCTTGGCAGAACTGGCAAATGGAACAAGGCCGAACTTGCTGGCCTTGGATACCAGGCGCGCATCCAGTGGGCTGGCGGTGCCAATGGCAAGGCACAGCCAGTTACTGAGTGCACGCGTGAATCGTTCAGACTGGCTTTTGGTATCGAGCCAGCCGAGCAGTTGATGCTCGAGGGTTGGCTGTCAGGCGCCGGCCCTACCTGCCGCAGTGATGTGCTCGACACATTGGGTAATTTCAGCTGGAATAACGATCTGCCGCTTGAGCTGAAGGGACATAATTGAGCACACACAACACACGTCAAGACACGGACACCATGGCTGGAAAGAAGAATGGGAAAATGGCTGCAAAGCCACAAAAGGCGAAAACGTTTGGGCAGAAAGTAGCGGACGCTGCCAAATCGGTTGCGAAGTCGGCTTACACCAGACCGCTGGGCGCTGCAGCAATGCAGATGCTCGACAGTCGTGGCTATGATCATGCTCGCATGTTCTATGATCCTTGCCACGCTCCACTCAAATCATCTTCATACAAAGGAGAGACTGGTTACACAAACCGGTTCACCAGCGACTACACTGTTACTATCCTTGCCAGTGGAGAGCTGTTTCTTGGGTTAATCCCCAGCGGCTTCTGGTATGCGATTAATAGCAATGCAGTCGGTGGTAACACTTACACCGTTACGGCTGGTCAGAGTGTTGTGCCTGGGTATACCTTTTGTACCACTAATGCTGCGCGCTATCGCGTTGTCAGCGCTTGTATCACGGTGACACCCCTCGGCACTCTCACCAGCCAGACAGGGCAAGTGTGGTTTGGCAACATCGGTGCAAGGGAGCTGGTTTCGGACGCGGGCGTTGCTACTGCGCGCACCGTGGCCAACCTCCAGCAGCTCTTGCCCGAGAACATCACTGCAGCTTCCATCATCAATGGTGGGCTGGATGTGAAGTGGGTCCCATCCCATGCTGACGAGTGGTATACTGGTGTCAACAACGCTGGTACCGGCGTTGACATCTCCGATGTCAACGGTCTGGCACTGGTTGGCACTGGTTTGCCCAATGCGAGCACGGTTAATATCCGTACCACCGTCATCATCGAATGGATACCCGCGCCTGGCGTCGGGATTGCTTCAGACCCCACCGACTTCCCTCCGCCGTCGCGAACCAGCGTTTGGGATGTGCTTGGTTGGCTTAAACGACGCGATGCTAAGTGGTGGTTTAACCACGCTGGCAAGGTCGCGTACGAAGCTGGGAAAACTGCTATTGGCATGTTGCCTGGTGCTTCCGTTGTCAAGTCAGCGCTGCAATATGCAGTCAGCTGATGCGGTGGCGGCATTGCTGTGTGTCAGCACGTAAGGTCAGCGCACGAGAGCGCTACAACCACGCTGGGGGAGTGGTAGCCAAGGGCTTCCCCCAATTTGCAACCAGCCTGCGTGCGCTTGCGCACGTAGAATGAGCGGC